TATTTGGAGTAAAAAAAGACGCTAACAAAAAAGACGTTGTCGCTGCAACTAAAAGAAACGTCGAAATAGAGGCTTTAGCAGCAAAAAAAATAGTAAAACATAATCTTAAAAAAGTTTAACAATGGCAAAAAGTGGAAAAAAAGTAGGTTCAGAAAAAAAAGGAACTAAAGGTAAAAAAAAGGCAAAACTACAAGAGCCTAAAGGTTTTAAAAATAAATCGGAACTAGATGATTATATAAAGTTGCAAATAAAAGGGCAGCCTCAATTTAAAGACCAGTCGGAGCGAGACGATTACGATAAACGTCAATACTAGACTAAAAGCAAAAGTAAAGAATAAAAAACCCCCGAGTCAAACACTTAGGTTTTTCAATTCAAAAAATAAAAATATGATATGCGAAAAAGTCAAAGCAAATGTAATACTTTTATTCGTGTTTTAACCAAGGTTTAGAGATTTCTTTTGTATCGTCTATAATTAAGTCAAGTCCTAAAGTTCCTCCAGCAATCTCGGTATAACCAGCTAAAGCGTAACCTCCTAAGTCTGTTATGGTTGTAGAATAGTCTATTTGCCAAACTTGTATTTGGTCGTGATTAGTGTCTTGAAGTTCATAAACTCTATTTAATTGAGAATATACGTCGCTATCGCTAAATCCTTGTAGTTTAGCGTGAATTTCGGCTAATAGTTCTAATATTTCTAATTCCTCCGTTTTTAGGCTATTAAAAGCGACGTGAAGTCTTACGATAGCGTCTCCTTTTTGAATTCCTCGACTTTTTACGAGCCAGTCTAAAGAAGTGAATTCAACAAATACAGCGGGAAAAGGAAAAGTATTCTCCGACGCTATCTCGTCTATTTGATTATTAAAAAGTAAGCAATGTTTAACGCTGGTCGTTAAAATCCTATTTTTTAAAGATGTGTAAAAGGCTGTTTTTGCGTTCATTATTTGGCTTTTAATATTTTTATTATTTCACTATCTATTTTTGCTCTTATTTGTTTTCTCATTACTTGAGAGTCTCCTATAAACTGACGTCTAGTATTTTTATATTTCCTATGTAACTGGTTGTGATATTTAGCATATTTAACGCCAAAAGAACCGACCTCTATTCCATTCCAAGACGCTCGACCTACTCTAATAGAGCGGCGTAGTGTCCCAGTATCTACCAAAATAGCCCGACGTTTTTTGTTTCGTCGGTCGGACTTGTTTCTCGTTTTTCTTTTCTCCCAAGGGTTTAAATTTTTGTCCGTGAAACCTTGGTCTCTAAACGCTTTCAAATAGTGGGTTTTTGCTATATTCCCTATTTGTCTAGGGAGTATCCGCTGAACTCGTTTAAATTCCTTTAGTTTTTTATCGAAATTAAAAGCCATTACTTTATTGGTTCAAAAATAATATTATTCTTTTGTTTCTTTAGAGGTTTGTCGTGCTTATTACTTTTAATTATTTTGTCGGGAATTCCGTCGGTAAAATCGACACAACCTCCAGCGTCCTCGTTAAAATTCTTACAATTTAAGCAAATTAAATCTTTTGTCATCTTTTGTAATATTTATCTATTAGTTTTTCTTAAATCGTTTCCGACCCTACTTTCGCTCAATTTGTAATCTGAAAATAACTCTTTTATTTTATTGGTTCTATTAGTCAAAGCGTCTAAAGATAATTTTGACGAAAATATTATACTATCTATTTTTAAATTAGAATTTCCCTCTATTGACTTAATTATAGCTATTTTAACGGCTTTTTTATCTTTATACGTCGTAAGTTATTTTAATTGTTTTTTAATTGGTTTTAGTATTGGTTTAGACGCTTTAGACCCAGTTTTAAACCTCTCGTCTACTCTAGTGAACAAATACGGGTGTTTCGTTTCGTCGAATATAAAACGGCTTTTTGCTGGGTTCATAGCGAAAAGAGGCGGGTTCTTTGGAATATTCATTCCGCTAATATCCGTCTCGATAGCGTCCTCTAATTGCTCAACTATGCACCTGCAATTCCAATCATTAGGAGGGAAATATTCGTCCCAAAAAGAGTCGGTTACTTTTCTTATTATTCCGTCCAGTAATTCGTGGTCGTGCCTTACTCTCTCGTCTCCTATCGTTACATATTTTAAATATGGAAAAATGTCTTTATCTCTCCATATTTCGAGCCAGTATTTAGCGGAACTCGCCAAACTTGCGGCGGTATTTAATTCTGTTTTTAACCAGTTCTCGTTATAGGTCTCGAATATTTCGTCGGCGTGTTTTTTAAAGACTGAAAATGCTGTTTTGTTGCCGTTATCGTCAAAAATAAAGTTCGCCATATCATTAACTTGTTGATAGGTTTTAGCCGCCGAAAAGACCGCTAAATTATCGTTAAAGTCTTTTAATAAACTAGCCCCTCCGTCTATTTTTAAGCCGTCTCCGAACCCACTTATTACGGCGTCCGTTAATCGTCTCAAGATTTCATTATACAGGTCTCTAGGTAGTTTTTCTCTCGAAACCTCGCCTCCGTAGACCTTTAAAATAAACGCCTCGATTTCCTTATCCGTCCAGTTTGTTAGTTTTTTCATTAGTGGCTACAAGTCTCTAAAATATCTTTATAAAGATTTTTAACCGCCGTCATACTAGATACTAGAGAGGCGTTTTTATCATTCAAGACGTCCGCTGGTTTTTTCTTTTTATTTTGTTGAGGTTCTTTTTCTATTGCCTCTATTGGTTTTTTTCCGTTTGGTTCTGCTGGAGTCTCTAGTTCCTTTTTTTCTACTGGAATATCGAAAGTATCTGCTATCCAGTCCGCTGGGACGTTGTAGTCTTTTAATAGACCTTTTACCATATCGAACAACTCTTTTAAACTAACTTTTTGCTCGTTATTGGCTTTTATATAAGCCCCTAACTTCAAAATTCCGTGTCTTTGACAAATAGGAATAACAACCTCATTCGTTACGTCCTCAACGCTAATAATATAACTCTCGACTACGTCTTTAAGTAAGTTTTCGTGAACTTTAGCGCTGCCGACGTGAGTTTTTTCCTCCGTTGTTCCAGTTTGTAAAAGAATTAGTTTAGATAGTTCGGAATTTATACGAGCGATAAAGTTATCGTACATATTAGAAATATCGCTCTTTGAGGTGGTTACAAGTTCTATTTCGTCGTCGGTATTGAATACGCCCCAAGCCGCCTCCCCCATATTTTCCATCATATCCTCCATATTTTCCCTATTTTCTGGGTTTTGTATGTCGGTTTTACCTATTCTTATAGGCATTCCGAAAAGTTCCGCAGCCTCCGACCACGCCGAAATTACTTCTTTTTTCTTAATAACTAACGGGGCGGCTTTGTCTAACAGCCCTAAATGGTTATTTTTGCCAATAGGAATAAGCCAGTTTTCAAAACCTCCGCTCTCATAAGAGACCAAAGTCATAGGGTCTCCCAAATTCATTTTAACGCCTTTTTTTTGCTGAATTACGTACTCTCTAGGAACTAACTCCGCTCCAGTAAAAGAGCCGTTTACAATAGTCTTTAATTGAACCAAAGAGAACCCGTAGAAATCGGCGTCCACTACGGCGACCATTATTTCCCTAAACCAGCGTTTTTGAAACAATTTAGTAGACTCTTCGTCTATTTTGTCGTCTACGGTGTAAATAGAAAATTTATTCGCCATTACTTTAAGGCGTAAGGTCTGCATCAAAGCCCATAAATGAGCGTCTATTTCTATATCTTTAAAAACACGAATTATCTCCGTATTATTTGGCATTATAGCGCTTTCGGCTGAAACTCTAGCGTTTTTCCATTGAGAGATTGAGGACTTAATTCTAGCTAACGCTTGTTTTCTAATACGTTTCGTAATCGCCTTGTTTTTACGACTTTTACGAACCGCCTCCTTTCTAACGTTAAAAATCCTTTTACTTGTTACGTTGTAGTTTCCTATTATCATATTAATAACTATTATCTCGTTTTTTTCTTGAATTCCAAGAAATATCCGTCCCTTTTTTGTCTTGAAATTGTCGTTTAGGTAAAAAATCGGCTGTTACGTTGGAGCGGGTGTTTGCTACTAATTTAAGCCAACTTATAGCGTCGTCTCTTAGCTGAATTCTTTTCTCGGGAATATTTCTAGGGTTAACCCTTGTATGCAAATTATATAGTAAAACGTCTATTATAATTCTCTTAATTGTAACGTCTTTAGTTTGAGCGTTGAATATTTGCTCCATATCGTAACGACCACTTAAATAAGACGAAACCTCATTCATAGCGTCCGCCTCGGGCTCGTCTAGTAAAGTGTCGTCGCCTTGTATAATTACGTCTAAATCGTTTATTTTAATTCTAGTTAAAATCTCGTCTTTGGTTGTTAATTGTAAAGCCATATCGCAAAACTACAAAAATAAACTCATTTTAATAACCTTTACGAACTGATTTTTTACGGACAATTCTTTTTTTAGAGCCTCTAGGGTTTTTAAATTTATTAAAAGATTGAGCAAAATACATACAATAAAAGTAATCGTTTGCGTCAGTATTATGTCCGTATTTCTCATAAGTTACCTTTGTTACTGGGTGGCGTGCCTTTTCTTTATATTTAGACCCGTCGCTCGCTATTTTTAAATAATTGTAGTCGGCTATTGTTTTAAGACAAGACTCGTTTATCTGAATAGTAATTCCGTCGAGGTTTTCTCCCAGTAGTTTATTTATCCAGTTTATACGAATTTCGGGGTTTGGGTTCGACGTTGGCAAACGTCTAATAGTTGTGTAACCCGCTAATTTTAAACGATTTTCTATAAGAGTATAGAAGTTTTTTCCTTTTTGTAGTTTTACGTCTTGTTTCTTACTGGTAGCGTCTCCATAAATATAAATTGTATTCCCGTTATTAGGGTAAGAGCCTATAAAATCGTCTAGCGTATCGTCTAGCGTATTTCTCGGGTCTATTAAGCAAATTTCGTCTATCTGTGAGACTACATTTCCATCGCCTTGGTGTATATTCAAAGTCATAAAAGGATTTACGTTTTCGTCAAATGATAAATGTAGCGATTTTTCGGGGTTGTATTTGATATTCAGAACGTGTTTCTTATTAGAAAACTTTTTGTAAGCCTCGCCGCCTCGGTTCAATTTACCCCAGTTCCCTAAAGCATAAATTGAATAAAACTCAAAATCCTCTCGCCTATCCTTGTCAAAATCGGCTATCGTTTGAATATCTCTAAAACCAAAATAACCGCAAGGAGAACCAACGACCCAAAAGTTATTTTTGTAAGTGGATTTTAAAACGACTAAATTAGGAGGGAATTCCTCGTCCTCGACTATTATTTTGTCTCCTTGCCATTTTTCAGTTATAGAAGTGAATTCCGTTCCAATATCTGAGAAACCGATAGCAGCCGTTTGAGTTTGATTTAAGTAAATAGGGAGCGGTATCCTTATTTCGTTATCGAAAACCTCCGTTTTTATCCAATGGTCTATATCTATGGGGTTAAACGCTGATAGTATTTGTTGACCTATTCGACCCCTTAATCTCTTACGTACTTGTTTAAAATCTGCGAAATCGAATTCCGATAGCTCCTCTAGCAGTACTCTTTTGTAAGACGATATTCCTTTTATCTTTTCGGGGTCGTCTATTCCCGAGAAATCTATAACTGAACCATTATAGCACTTAATTTTTAGACGCTGAAACGTGAAATAAGCCTCAAGACCCAAATCCTTAACGATAGTCTGAAAATCCTTGTAAATAGATTTTTCTATATTCGCCGAAACCTTACGGAAAACTAAAGTATTACTTTTTTCAAATAAGCACCCGACTATTAAAATGGCTTGAGCTATAGAGTAGGATTTAGCCGAGCTAGAGCCTCCGTAAGCGAATATAAACCGCCTCGTTACGTCCAGCATTTCCCGCATTATATGAAAAAAATTAGGATTGAATAAACGCTTTGAGAAAATAAGTTTTTCGGCTCTGCTCATTATTTACAATCCCAGCCATTAGGAGGCAAAGGGAAACTTTTTAATAGTTCTGAATATTCGCTTTTGTTTTGAGGACGTAGAATGGGTAAAAGTATTTATTCCTTTTATAGTTTTACCCATTATTTTAACCTCTAAATTTTTAAATTTATTATCGCTCATTTTATTTATTTTTAAAATCTATACAATCCAGTAAAGCCTCACGTTTCCACGTTTTAGGCTTGTCTAAAGTACATTTTCCGTTGCTTAAATACTGGCATTTAATACGTTTACACTTTTGTTTTTCACTCATAATTTAATTGTTTTATCTCGTAAGGGCTTATCTCGTCGTTACGTTAAAGGCAACTTACACGAAAACGTCTTAACGCCTCCAGCCACCTAGTTTTTTACTATTCAAATCCGATTTTCGTTTCTTTTATTACGCTAACTTCCGTCTCCGTCTTATCCGCTAACCCCTCAAGTCTAGCAACAAGGTTAGAGTTATAAGCCCCAACCATAGCCCCCGAGACCTTTTGTGTAACCATAATATTATCTATATGCGTAATGACTTCCGAGAATGGAGCATAAATTCCTTGTTCTCCTTTCGGTTTTCTTGAGGCTGTTCTGTAATCTTTTAGAGTCGTGCAAATACCTTGACTGAATAGATAGCTATCGAAACCACTCCATAAATAAGGAGCAGTGGTAGGAATTTGAACCTCCATAGCATCTTTCCCTTTATAGTCTGTTTTGACCCAAGGTGTAGAGTCGCAATCTTTGAAATAATCACAAGCCAAGCCCCAAAGTTGCTCGGGAGACTCTAAATTCATATTTCGACCAATAGACCTAATTCCCGAAGTTTTTCTTTTGTCCCAGTATTTAGTATCTTTTTCTCCTTTAATTTCCATAAATAACCTCTTTTGTTGTTCCCTCTAGTTTCTTATAAAATGCTTTATAGTCGGGAGTAAACAATAACTCGAACCCGTCAAGTTTACCAAAACCCTCAACCATAAATTCAGAAACAAAGTTCGTAAATTTTCCTATATTTTCCTCGTCGCAAACGTCCGATATTTTTATTACTTGGCAGTCTCCGAGATTGTAAATATAATCAAAAATTTTGTGTTTATAGTAATAATCTGATTTTGTTAATCCGTGAGTATATTGTAAAGAAATATCTCCGATAATACTTTCGATTAAATATTTGAAACTATCCAAGTCCTCAATTATCCAAACCATAAAACGATGGGTATCTAATTGCTTAATAACTTTTTTTTGTACTGGAGAGAGTTTTCCAGTTCCGTCGGGCTTTTTTAATTCAAAGAAATAAGTTCTCGCTCTAAAATGAAAAACTAAATCGGGAATTCCAGCGACCACTCCTTTAGCCTTTAGTAAGTTTGCAGTTACGAGGTCTCTTTTTTCTCCATTAGGAACGTGGTATAACAAACCTCTCAAGTGCTTAAAATTATTATGAAACCATTGGTAACAATCGGCTTGCAGTTTTCCCTCGGTAATATTTTGCTGTTTGGAAATCATTTTTTTTATTTTTATTAGTTAAAGGTTTCATTAGGTTACGTTAAAGTTTCATTATTAACGTAACCTTTTTTTGTATTATTTATAAAGGTTTACGAGAGGGTTACATTAGTTACATTAAAATAATAAAATTAAAATATATTTTATATAATAGTATATAGTAGGCTTATAGCGTGAGATTTTCTCAAGT